CAAAGTACTGCTTCTCAAATAAATTCAATTTGTTTTCTCCATAAGTTGCACGTATCGGTTCAAGTACCACTGCGCCTTTCTCAGATCCTCAATCGGGCAGTGCGACTTGATACCCGCGCGGCTGATGTACTTCACCACGTTGCCCAGATGGTAGGGCAGCTCCTTGGCCTCGATGAAGTCGATCGTCTCGATCCCTCCAGATTTGTAGTGAGGTGGGTGGTTCACCATGTCGCTCATAACCTTCCCCCCATGACGTCGTCCTTGATGTTGTCAGCCATCCAGTTGGCCTCCATGTTGTTGCAGTTCGCGGTCCAGTAGCGCATCTGCTGATCGGTTCTGCTGATGCTCACCACCATCACCGGGTCCTCATCACCCACCTGTTGAAGTGCCTCCTCGAGCGCGGCCTTCGACGTCCACTTCCCAATTCTTCCGACGATGCTCATAGCGGTGCCTCCCCGTACTCTTGCACTGGATCTACCTTGCCCTGCTTCCTGAAATACTTCACGACGAGCTTGCGCTCCTCAGCCGTTTTGAACGGCCAGTCCCAGCGCTCTTGGGTCATGCCCGATGGGTGCATCTGATTCATATTTTCTCCAGTATGACGAACGCGACAACGTCGCGGTGATTGTCTGTGATTGTAACGTGCGCGCGGTGCGGGTACAACCCGGGCTTTTCGATGTGAAGCTCGGGCTTGCCCTTAAAGTCGTTCAGTATCTGAACGTCTCTCAGGTCGAGCTCAGGTCCTATGCCCACCCCCAACGCCTTCAGCGTGGCCTCCTTGGCCGCGAACCGGCGAGCCAGGTAGCTCACCGACATGGCGCGGTTATCGGAGATCTGCGCAAAGTAATCGAGCTCCAGCTTGCCAAGGATCCTGTGCACGAACGCCCACGATTGTTTCTTGTAACAGTTGCCCACGTGGTCAATGCTCACAATGTCTGAGCCTATTCCGATTATCATAAAAAGTCCTCACTCATAAGAGAGTTGTTAACGCTGTCCACGTACTGCTGGGCGCGCTCCTGGAAGCGTATCCCCTGGTACACCCTGACCCGTGCCTCGCCGTTGCTCGTCTGCGTGATCCGTATCGGCTTGTCACTCGTCGCCGCCAAGAACTGGCGCTTGAATGTCAGGTCCGTGCCCGGGTGTATCCCGCGAGCCGTAGCCCACCGCTTGAAGACGTGGTACAGGTCGTCCTTGCTGATGCTCGCCTTGTCGTCAAGGACCAGCGTGTCCTCGATGAACGTGCCCAGCGGATTAGAGAGCTCCTCCATCACGTGCAAGAGCTCCGTGCCCGACGCGGGCTGCACGAACTTGCCACCGCGCGCCTTGCGACGGCGCAGGCCCTCCATGCTCCAGTTGAATATGCCCGAGAGCTCTGCCTTCAGCTTGGTGGAGAGTTGCGTGTCCTCCCTGCCGTAGAACGAGTTAGTCATCTTGAGCACGATCATCCGGCCGGTGAGCGCGTTGCTGTTCTCGGTTAACTGCATCACCTCGTTCGAGTAGATCACGATACGAGTTGGCAGGTACCCGTTCCACGCCTCGCGGTTCTTGCGGTTCACGGTTACGGTATCACCACCAACAATACGCAGAAGCTGAGAAACAACAGCGCTACGGTTCCTCTCCGGCGCACGCGCGTCCGTAAACGATGCAAGTAATTTGCCAAGCCATGGCTGTAGTCCGAACGTGTCACATAACTCTCCTAGTTCCGGCGCGACCGTGTTGTGCTGTCCTAGCAGGTCCACGAGCACCTTGTTGATCGTTCCCTTGCCACTGCGGCGCGGGCCGATGACGTTGAAGAACTTCTGCTGGTCAGTCTCGCCCGACAGGATGTATCCAAAGATCTCCTGCAAGGTGTCCACCGACTCGCCGTCGTGCCCCCACAATTGCTCGAGGAACGCCTCCCACACCGGGCAGCTCGCGGTCGGGTCGTACTCGAACGGCAGGCTGTTCAGCGTGAAGAACCCGAGCGTGTGCGGCAGTAGCACCGAGTCCTCGAGGTGAAAGAGCCCGTTCTTTAGGCTGATCAGCTTCGACGCCTCGGGCTTGCTCTTGCCGAACCCCTCGAGCCACACCGGCGGGTGTGAGTGGGCGCTCTGTGGTAGGTGCACCGTGGCCTGCAACGCGTCGATCGCGGCGCTCACCAGTGGTGGCGTGGGCGCGAACGGTATCAGGTTGCCCCGGCGGTCGGTCTTGTTGCATTTGTTTAAGAACGCGTACATCTTCGATCGCACCGTGGCGTCCTCGACGGGCTCGTAGCAGTTGCCCGTGTACTTGAAGAACTCCGCCGCGTAGTGCACGAGCGTGGTGCCCTCCTCGTTGGTGTGCTCCGACTCGAGATACTCCGCCGCGTGGTTCAGAGGCGCGGGGTCGAGCACGATCTCACCCCGGGCGAGCGCCTCGCTCTTCTTTACTTGGTTCACCTCGAATATGATCGAGCGCAGTGTAGCGCCCTTGCCCTTGGTAAAACTGTCCCACTTCCGGGCGCACTCGCCGGGGTGGTAGTTGCCCTCGGTGGTCGCGGACCAACGATCCCACGCCTCGCACGCCTCCACGTCGCCGTTGAACTGGTGGTGGAGCGCCATGCCCACCCGTAGCCACTCCGAGTAGCCGCAGTTAGCGTCGAGGTGCGCGAGCAGGTCGGACTCCACCCGTGCGACGTCGTACTCCGCCACGGGCGGTGTGTAGTCCGCGAACGCGTCCCCGGTCATGCGAACGGATCTCTCCGGAATAAATGGGGACAGATCAATTGGGGACGTCGGTATCGCACCGCCGATGTGTTGGCCCGTCACCGTAAAGTAGCGCCCGCGTGGGTATATCTCCAGCCCTTTGTCGTGGTCTACGTGCGCGGATTGGATGGCCGCCAGCGTGAATATCTTGACCCCTGTGCCGCTCGGAGAGACCTCCATGTACCCCTCTACCTCCGAGGCTATGCGGGCCGCCTCGGGGCTCGTAAACTGCCCCCCGGCGTAGCAATCGTCCAGGTCGACACCCACCAGCCCGTCAGATCCGTCGAACACGAACCCCACACCGTCGAACTTGCCGGTCTGGTACGCGTTCTGCGCGCTCAAGAAGTCTGTCCAAGTGCCGGGGTTGGTGCTGCTCGCGGCGTGCATGTTCGCCTGCACGGGCAGTTTGGACCAGCGACGGCTCTCACCCTCGCCAATCTCCACAAATCGCCACATCACCCACCGCGGGATCTTTTTCAACTCGAACGGTATCCGCTCGAAGTCCACATCAATTTTTGTTGGTTTTTCCATGGTCATTCCACATTATGAAATTTGCTGCACAGGTTGCACAGGTCGCACAGGTCTAAACCCACTTACTTCTTCTTTTATTTTATCAGAAGAAGAAAAAAAGAATAAGTGAGTGCACTTAGACCTGTGCGACCTGTGCAACCTGTGCAGGGGCATATTAGAGTAAACCCTTATTCTCTAAAAACCGGGACACCCAAAGCCTGAACTCTTCTCGGTTCTCGGGGGTGTTGGGCTCGTCCTGCGTCCACAAGAAATCGTACGCGTGCTCGCCCCACTTGTCGGTGGCGACGATCTTGAGCAGGTCCCCCGACTCGCCGTACACGTCCTTCAGTATAACCTTCTGATCCTTGTCCCCCATCATCTCATCCTTTGTATGGCGACTTGGTAGCCGTTGTGTAGCACGTAAATGTCCTGACCGAAGACCGAGGTGAACGCGTCGATCGCGGGCTTGGGGCGGTGCAATAGCAGGGGCGAGCCGCACCACATGTAGTCGTCGAACACCATCACCCCGCCCGCCTTGAGCAGGGGCCACGACATGCACGCGTCGATGAGCACGTCCTTGGCGATGTGCGAGCCGTCGATGTAGATAAAGTCGAACGAGCGCTCCTCGTGTATCAGTTCGGCGAGTCCCTGCGATGACTTGGTCCTGATCGCGCGGATCAGTATGTTCCTGCCCCGCTCCTTTTGGTTGTCTGAGAGCGCGCTCATGTTCGCGCTGAACCGTGCGAAGACGTCGTTCATCTCGCCGGGGTCGTGCTCTTCGCCGCCCTGCCACGTGTCCACGCAGGTGATCATCGCGTCTTGTTCCGCGGCCATGTTCTCCGCGATCCACACCGTGGCGCGGCCCTCCCATGATCCGATCTCCAAGAATGACTTGTCGTCGGGGAGTTTGCTGATCAGGCTGGGCCACATGTTGCGCGCGACGCCAAACCAGTCGTTGGTAAATTGGTATTCCTTCATTCTTCGTCTTCCTCTTGAAAGTTTTCAGGGCTGAACGACTCCAGGGATATTGGCCCCCTGGCGATCAGGTTGTTTAATTTCACCACCCTGTCCGGGTGGGTCTTGGCCTCGTGCGCGATCTCTTCGTTGGTCGGGTCGCGCCCGAGTCGTTGCATCAGGGACCTCTCCGCGTACTTCACCCGTCGTATCTCCTCGGAGATGTTGACGGGCAGGCGGATCAGCCCCCACTCGTTGTCAATCGCCCGCCGAACTCCGCGTATGATGAATGGCTTCGCGTACGTTGCGAAGCGCGCGTTGTTCTTAGGCACCCACTTCCTAGCCGCCCGGAGTAGCGCCTCGTTACCCATCGCGATCAGGTCCTCGTGTGGCACCACGCTGTAGCGCCACTCGGGGGTGGTCTTCACGACGGATATGACGAACCTGAGGTTGTGCTTCACAAGCCGCTCGAGCGAGGGGCGGTCGCCGGCCTGTATCATGCCGGACAGTTTCCGCTCCTCGTCGAGGGGTAGTGGTTGGTAAGAGTACAGGCCACGAACGTAGCCTGATATTGCTGATTTATCGTTTGCCAAAGTACACGCCCATCCCGATCATGGTAACCCCGAGGAGCATACCACCAACGGATGAGGATGACAAGCCGAACACGTCGGCCGCGTGGAACGAGACCAGCGAGAGCAAGATTCCGAAGACGGTTAGCATGATCAGCACCTCCCGTCATCGTCTTCGTCTATGACGCGCACGTAGCCCTGCATCTCGTCTACGGTCTCACCCTTGCGTAGCAGGACCTTTACCATGCGGAACTCGACGAACGGATTCTCGCACCGTTTGGCGCGGATCATGTCCTGCTGGAACTTGGGTGTGCAGTCGATGCAAGGCCCAAACGTTTTGTTCGTGACGGTTCCGCGCGCTAGTTTGCGCCAATCTTTGTACTGCTCATGCGAGGTGAAGCACTTGGGCTTTGCCCCCGCAAAGTGAACGAGTGACTCTCTCATAGTTCCACCCCGCTAATGTCGATGATGGTGTCGCGGTTGATCGCGCGATACGCGCCCTTGGCGACGTCGTACACGGTGACGTACTGCTCCGCGTCGAGCGTGGACTCACCACCCTTGAGGTGCTTTGTCACGCCTGTGCGGCAGTTCATCTTGCGCACGGTGCCGTCCTTCTTGACGAATGTCACGGTGACGAACTTGCCATTGGTGGCGAGAAGTTCGCCTGACAGTTTGCGCGAGCGCACAACGTCAATTTTGTTTCCTTGATTTTCCATTTGATTCTCCTTGGTTGTTTAATTGTGACCCTCACGGGAAACACGCTGGACTCGATGACTGGTTTGCTCGTCCGAGGCGTCCGGTGGAGGCGATACGTTACCGCTCGCCAAATCCAACGTGCTTCCTGTGAGGGTCGCCGTGATAATTATACTTCTTCCCAAACTCCGCGTACAGCCTTCGCCCACTTTTTGGCGTAGTGCTTGGCCTCGTCCCCGTACTCGCTCCCGCCGTACAACACGCGCGGCCACCATAACGTCGATTGTGACTGCATTGCCGGCTTGATCGAACACGCGCATTTTTTCCTTTGTGATCATGTAATGCTCCTTGTTGTGTTGTGGTACTACCTTGGTTTTTTGCCCCCACTTTTAGTGTATGTCCCACGGGCGGAATACTAAAATGACGGCCCCGCAGGCCGCCATGAGGGTCAGGACGTCTATCACCACCGGACCGCCTTCTCCGGGTCAAATCCCAAGTCTCTTAAAATTTTGGACAGCGCCCAAAATCCCTCGCTGTCCGCGGCGCCCCACTTTGAGAATGGGTAGAGCGCCTCGTGCACGGTGCCGAGTTCACCCTTGGCTAGTTTACGCTCCACGGCCCGATTAAGGCGCTTCGCGGTCATGTTTCTACCCGGCACGTTGCTGTACAGTTGCCAGTCGTCGGCGGTCAGGTTGATCTTAGCCTTGACCTTCACCGATTGCAGTTCAATTTTCTGCATGGTCTTCTCCTTGAAGTTGTTCAATTCTGTAATCGTCGGGGTCGCACGCGCTCTCCAAGTACCCGTCGCGCACGGCCTGCTCCTCATCCTCGAAGAACGCGTTGAGCGCGTCCACCGCGTCCTGCATGGTGTCGAACGTCTCCGGCTCACCGTCGACGCTCCACACGTTCTCGTTGCCGAGTAATACTGCCCACTTCGACATGTTGGTCTCCTTGACTATTTGAAGTCCCAGTTGATGGATTGTAATTCCGCGGCGGACTCGATCGCGGCTGTGTTCAGTTCCTCTTGGGTCTGCCATGACAGCGTCGAGTGAAAGTAAATTTGGCGCATGTACTGCTCGATCATGTCGACCTTTTCGACGTCGTCAATGCCGGTGGCCTTTGCGATCATTCGTTGGTACAGGTTCATGGTGTTGCTCCTCATTCGTTGGGGAATACAAGGTCCTCGGAGCGCATGCGCGCCATGAGGTACTCGGGGTCGAACACGCGCGCCTTGCGCGCCTCCCACGCGATCTGTGACGCCCGGTACTGCTCCGGGTTGGTCACGAACTCGGGGAAATTATCCAGCGCCCAGTTAACGTACTGGAACCGTTCTGTGTTGCTCATCATGGTTATGCTCCTTAGCACTCGTATGCTCGAATAAAGTCGTCCACCGCCTGCGCGATGGTCTCGTCCTTGGGGGCGTGGAACAGCCCGACTGGATTGCGTATCTCCTCGCAGTCCTCGTCGGTCAGGTCGTACCCGTCACGGTACGCCAATGCCACCCTCTTGATCTCCTCGTTGGTGGCGCTGTGTACTGGTCTGTTGCGTAATCTCATGGTGTTGCTCCTCTTGGTTAAATTGGGTCATAACGTCCGTCGTCGTAGGCCTCTAGCACGATCGGCCCAATGCCTGCGATTGATGATCCTACCGCATGCACGCGGCCCTCGATGTGGCGTGATGCGTCGACGAACGTGGCGGTTATCTCGCGGATCAGTCCGTCGTCCTTGTCCTGCTCGATGGTGATCTCGAGCACCTGCTCGATGTCGTAAATACGTCCTGTTCTAAATTTAATCATGGTGTTGCCTCCTTGGTTGAAAGTGTACTGAGCAGGGCGCACCCTGCTCGCTAGACTCTCAGTCGGTTGACCACCCGCGCTCGACGCTCTCGTGGTAGTCTGACATGGGCGCGATGGCGCCGATCACCACCCACGGGGTGGGCGTGGTGTTGGCCTCGCGCTCCGCGCGTACGGTGTCGAGTCGGGCCTTGCGCGCGTAAAACTGCGCCTTGATGCGGGCCTGCTCCGCTCTGATCTCTTCGAGTGTCATAGTGCTCTCCAGTTGATTTTAGGTGTGACGATCTCATACATGTCGTGTCCGATGGTGACGACGTTCTCGCCATGCTGACACATCCAGTCGATCATCTCCCGATCGATCTGATCCCACGACGCGCTGTCGATGGGTGCGGTCTTGAATTGAGCCCATCCCTCCGGGCCCTTGGTGTGTCGATTTACGATTAGCATTGTGATGCCCCTTTCAGGTTGTTGTATTCGTCGATAAAATCGCCTTGAAAATCCTCGTCGCAATTGAAGAGCGCCCCTGCTACTGCTTTGGATATCTCTTCCTTCGTGACCCGGTAGCCTTCGTCAAGGATCTCATTCTCCGTCGTCAGCGTTGGGTTGATTGCGAAGATCTGTTTTGCTAACTGCTCTGAGTAGCGCATTGTGATGCTCCTGTGGTGTTGTGATACTACCTTGGTTTTTTACCCCTACTTTTCACGATGTGAAATTCTGCACATGAACCGCTCGCGCGGTTTTCGGGGACTCACCCCATCGTCAGATGTGCTGATGGACTGCCTCGAAGCAGTACGAAAATTGATCGTTGTTCAGTGCCTCCGGCTTCAGTCGGTTGACACTCACCAAACGAAAGCCTGAGCCCCATTGGCAGAATTCGATCCGGTTGCCGTCGATCTCAAGCACTTCGATTGGGCGCCCGTAGTACGTGATGGCTGTTGTCATTGTGATGCTCCTCTGTTATGCACATGACCCGCTCGCGCGGGTTTCGGGGACTCACCCCATCGTCAGATGTGCTGTTACGCGGCCCGGTAGTAGTACTGGACCCGGCTACGGGCTCCGCACGCGGCGCTACTGTACATGTCATGGTAGACGCCATCGATCAGCGCGACGGCGTGACCGCGCTTGATCACAATGTACCGACCCTCCGGGTGCATCGCGGCGAATTGCGCGAACGTGGGCCGGTGGTTTCGGTACGGGAACGTCGAGCCGCTCGCGTCGTTCTTGGACGTCAGCAGGCGGATCGCCTGATCCGTCTGTGAGCGGAACATGCCGCGACGGGGCCGGCGGCCGGCCGCGGCGCACGCGTCGTGCACGTCGACGTAGGGTTTGTTGAACGCCAGCGACAGCGCGCGGACGACGCAGTCGTTGCTCTCGGACATGCCGTCCGGTCGTGGGTTTGCTGGTTTGAATCGCATGGTGTGGCTCCTTGGTTGTTTGCACTAGACCCCCGTAGGGGTTTCGGCCAATCAGGCCTCGTCAGTAGTGCTGATCAATACCCCAGCGAATCGGCCCAGCGCTGAATCCTTGCGAGGCTGTGACTGCTCACTGGTATGGCCGTGCCGTTGAAGTCGTCGAGGATCTCGCCGTGCATCTCGGCGAAGTCCAGCGACGAACAGAATCGCCCCTTTTGAATCATCACGGACGTCGTGCCCCACTCGTCCGTGAATTCGCAGTTAAATCCGTCGATTGTTTTCTGTGCGAAGTCGGTCATGTTGTTTCTCCTTGGTTGGTTGCACTAGACCCCCGCGGGGGTTTCGGCCACTCAGGCCTCGTCAGTAGTGCTGATTATTCGACGTCTGAGACGTCCACGCCGTTGGCGCGGAGCCATTCCAAACACGTCGCCGGAACCTCGTACATGCCCTCGTAATCAAAGGCCTGTTTGGTCGCTGGGTCAATGTTGACCCGGACAGAGCGCTCGTCACCGTACTGATCGTGCTCGAAGTAAAACCCTGCATTGTCTTCGCAACGGTAGACGTTGTATTTGCCGGCCATTCCTAAACTGTCGTTCATGGTGTTTCTCCTTTGGTTGTGTATCACTCTATTGGTTTTTTGCCCCCACTTTTCACCATGCGAAACGGGGCGGCTCGCATGTGTTGTGTATCACCCTATTGGTTTTTTGCCCCCACTTTTCACAATGCGAAATGCGGGCGCCGCTCCGGGCACTGGTGCACTGATCACGCCCTCCCCGCGATGGCTCTGTCGCGCGCGCATCGCCCCTCAGTGGCCCTCGTGCTCAGGTGGCTACCTACCCCTTGGCCCCCCTGTGGATATCCTGCTATGCGCCGATCTGAGCGTTTCGCATTGTGGGAATTTGCGCGCGCTGGCACGATTCTTGCTAAGGCAATTAGCGTGCCAATTGGCTCGCTGGCACGATTCTTGCTAGGGGTTATTGCCAATGTGAGCGCTCACTCACTTAGCCCGCGCTCCCGTATGCCTGTATGTTTATATGCGGATACACGCATATATTGCCCAGTTGTTGCAGTGCAATATGTTAGCGTGCGCTCACTGGGGGTGGTGCACCGCACCATGTTAGCAAGCGCTCACTCCGCGCTATTGGCATGTTAGTGTGCGCTCACGGGGGCGTTGTGCACCGCAACATACCTATATGCGCATAGAAGCATACTGGCAAGGGTCCCTTTCGAGCATGTCGGTCCCCCCTTCGCGGGTACCAGGGGGGTGGGGGCGGGGGCCCCACTCAGCCCAGCGATCGCTCTACTTT